TGTGTCGATGACTCTGGCTGGTGTTGCGAAAGTGGCCACTATGGCGTCTTCGATACCTCTACTCGGCTCTCTCACTGGAGCAGTCTCTTGGGCAGCTAATGTTGGCTCAAAGATTGCCGCTTCCTTCGGTTACTCCAAACCGGTGGAAGAATCGGCTACAAGAACGTGTTCTTCAACTCACTGGGGCATGAACAATTCCGATGGAAAGGATTTGGTTAATGTTCTAGCAGTTTTAACTTCAAACAAGTTGAGGATCAGTACTACGTTCTCTACTGTAGGCCGTGATGAGATGGCTCTCGCAGATATTGTTAAGCGTTACGCCTATTTTCAAACAGCGCCTTGGGCAGGTACCACTACTAGTGGGACAGCATTGTTCAACTTTGATCTTTGTCCCGCTACGTTTAAACTGCCCGATGTTGACGGCACAGTGCCGATCACATACTACACACCTCTTAGTTTCCTTGGACGCGTCTTTCGTGTTTACCGGGGACCTATAAAGCTCAAGCTCAAACTCGTGAAGACCATGTACCACAGTGGTCGCATGATGATAGCTTTCTTTCCCGGTGTTCTTTCGTCCTCCGCGCCGACTATTGATGACGCGGTGTACGTTCACACGACTGTTGTCGACATTTCGAAAGGCAGTGAGATGGAGTTCATCTTCCCCTTTACTGCCAATCACCATTACATGGATTGTACCTCAGCCTATGGCTGCGTGTACGCATGGGTGTTAAACGAACTTGTCGCACCTTCGACCGTCCCTTCCACTATCCAGATCTTAATTGAGGTAGCTGGCGATGAGAGCATGGAGTTTGCCATTCCTGGCGATACATGCTTTGCACCATATATGCCTTCTGCCTTGGCTTTAACTGATGGTGAGAGGAGACTTAAGCAGGTTGCTGCTATAGAAAGTGATCTTGAAGAGTTCCAAGAAGAATACAATGAGCGACCTCGCTCTGTATCGTCTCGTTCTCTGAGACTTCCTTTCCCAGAGGAGTTCAAACAGAAAGGCCCCGCGCCCTTGCGGTTTAAAGGCCAAGCTGATCCTCTGATGATGGGTTCCAGTGGTGGCACTGGACCCATA